ACTTGGGTAATCTCTTCAGCACGATGCTGAAAAAGACTGACTTCAAGATGCGCACCAACAAGAAAGACCGAGAAGATACTCTAGCAAGGCAGTGGTTGGAAAAGGCCACAAAGATACAAGTAGCCGCAATGACTGACCGTGTTGCCAATCTGACAAGGGCGACCAAGGAAGGAGATCACGATGTAGCGGCGTTTGGTCAATGTGCCATAACGACCGAAATAAACATGGCTCAGAACGCTCTCTTGTATCGGTGTTGGCACTTAAGAGACGTGGCATGGCAAGAGAATATAGAGGGCAAGATAACAACCGTATTCAGGAAGTGGAAGCCGACAGTCTCCCAGCTTTGCAAAACCTTCCCAAAGACAGTCAATTCCCGTGTAAGAGACAAGCTCGAAAAGAATCCGTTTGATGAAGTGAATGTCTGGCACTGCATCATGCCGACAGAAGATTACTTGCAGCTTCATGGCGTAAAACCAGTAAGACAGCCATTCGTAACCATCTACATCGACGTGGATAACGATACGGAACTCGAATGCGTTGGATCGCTTATCCAGCCGTACACGATACCGCGCTGGCAGACAGTGACAGGCTCCCAATACGCAGCATCCCCGGCGGTAACAGCTTCAATCTCCGATGCTCGCGCAATGCAGATAATGATGCAGACCATCCTTGAGGCCGGAGAAAAGGCCGTCAATCCACCGATGATCGGTTATCCACAAGCATTAAGGAGTGACTTGCAGATATTTGCCGGTGGCTTTACGGCGATTGATCGTGAATACGACGACCGGACAGGAGCAGCTATCAAGCCTCTTGAACAGGGAAAGTACGGAATACCAATAGGACTTGAACTTCTTGACCGCACGCAGAGGGAAATCAGTGAGGCTTGGTTCCTGAATAAGCTGAACCTTCCACCTCAAGGCACAGAGATGACGGCCTATGAAGCATCGGAGCGCGTGAAGGAGTTTGTCCGCAATGCCATGCCGCTTATTCAACCATTGGAGGCCGAATATCCAGCGGCGCTGTGCGAGAACACCTTTGTACTGCTTATGGCAAATGGAGCATTTGGAGACATTAGAGATATTCCGCAATCCATTCAGGGAGCGGATATTCAATTCATATTCGAGTCGCCACTAACGGAAGCAGAAGATCGTATCAAGTCAGGTAAGTTTGTAGAATTCGTCAACATTCTTAAGACCGCATCCGAGATCGACCCTGATGCAAGCATTGTTCTTGATGTCAAGAAGGCAGTCAGGGATACGGGACTTGGTTCTGTTCCTGCCGACTGGATCAGGACTGAGGACGCGATAGAAAAAATAACCGCTCAACGACAAGCGGCTTTGGAAGAACAGGCAGACCTTGAGGCCGCAGCACAGGAAGCTATGACAGCAAAGGCTGAAGGTGAAGCGATGAAGGCACGAGGAGAGACAGTAAGTGGTTGAAAAAACTATCCCTAGGTGGTTCAGGTGTGAGTATGAAAATGGAGATATTGGAGCAGCCAAGGCGATATTGGCCGGAGAAGCTACACCAGAGCAGCAAAAGAGATTCATGCAATGGCTGGTAAACAATGCGTGCGGGTATAACGAAGTAGCTTGGGAGCCAGATAGCGACCGGACTACTTCGTTTGAAGCAGGTAGAAGGTTTGTAGCTGTGCAAGTGATTAAACTGACTAAACTCAATCTGAAAGGAAAAGACAATGTTCAAACGTAATTGGCCGATGATGGATGCTAATGAAGGTGACGGTGGAGACGCAGGCGGTGCGCCTGATGCACCAGTCTCGGCTCCTGATGCTGCTAAGCAAGATGTTTCGGCAGATGCACCAGGGGACAATGCCGCACCAGCAGGCAATTCCGTTCCAGCAGATAAAGCAGCGCCTGCTGACAAAGCTGCGCCAGAAGAACCATCATGGGATGCTGGCTGGCGTGAGAAGGTCGCCGGAACCGATGAAAAGCTACTGAAACGACTTGAGCGTTATCCTTCTATCAAAGCAGCTACTGATGCAATGATCGAAGCGCAGAACAAACTTCGTAGTGGAGAACTGAAATTCGCACCAAAGGAGGGGTCTACAGCAGAGCAGGTTGCAGCTTGGCGCAAGGATGTAGGAATCCCTGAGAAATACTCTGATTATGATGTAGGAGTAATCCCACCAGAGGCAAAATCAGTAGCAGAAAACTTCCTGAAGATGGCTCACGCCGAAAACTTTACTCCTGAAAAAGCCAAGGCTGGCGTAGAGTTTCTGATCGCAGAGAGACAAAGGGTTCTTGAAGAAGCCTATGCACGCGATGATGAACTTGCCGAGAAAGTGGAAGAAGAACTCCGCGCTGAATGGGGCAATGACTATAAACCAAACTTCAACGCAATTACCAATCTGCTTTCCAAGTACGGCCCGGAAGGATTCGCTGCTGATCTTTTGAGTGGTCGCAAGGCTGACGGAACACCATTAGGCAGCGATCCTACAGTCTTAAGGTTCTTGGCAAGCGTAGCCCGGGAAATCAATCCGTTCGCTACCGTATTACCCGGTACTGGGCCAAACCAGATGGAAGCAGCGCAAAGTCGACTAAGCGAACTGGAAGCCATGATGGGCGATGATAACTCACCCTATAACAAAGGCTCGCAAGCCGCAGCATTACAGGCAGAATATCTCAGGCTAACAGAAGCATCACTTAAAGCAAGGAGGGCAACATGAAATACGGATCAAGAGCACCAAACCCGGAGGCATTGGCGATAGTTCTGTCAGGTAACGCACAAGGAACACCATTGTCAGTATCAGCCGCAGCAGCACAGACGGCAGCCCTTGATGGCGGGCTGTACGACATCTGGAGCGATGTTGATGTTTATCTCAAGGTAGCTACTACTGCTAACGACGTAACTACAGCAACAGGTTATCTGCTGCGCGCCAATAACACTGTTGCATTATTGATACCGCAAGACTTGGAAAAGATCGGCGGGATTACGTCTAGCGGTAGTGGCACTTTGTATTATCACAAAGTCAGCTAGGAGATAGACATGAGAATGCGCCAAGTAAATCTGAAGGCCGGAACACCGACAAATGACAACGCTGCTGCTGGACAGGTTGGCGAATTTATCAGCGCATCATTGGCGGTTGGTTCGGCGACTGCACTAGTTACAGCAACACCAAAGACCATTATAACCGCCTACCTTCCACCCGGCGATTGGGATGTCAATGGGGTTGTTGATTTCCTTCCTGCCGCTACAACGTCAATTACTGTTCTGGCGGAAGGTGCTAGTTTAGTAACAAATACCCTTGGAGCTGATGATACTTATTCGTCTGACTCTATGACGGCTACCGTTCCGGGTGCAGTGGCACAACGCAAGAATATCCCATACCAGCGTTTCTCTATTGCCGCGAATACCACAACAGCCACGATAACAAACGCAACTCCAGCGGTAGCGACCTATGCAGGAGCGGATAACTTTGCCAACGGTGACGCGATTGTATTTTCAACTACTGGAGCGTTGCCTAGCCCTCTAGTTGCAGGAACGGTTTATTACATCGTAAGCATAAATACCGGAGCAAACACCTTCCAGATATCCGCAACGTCAGGCGGCGCAGCGATTAACACTACAACAGACGGGTCAGGAATACATACATTTTATGCCAAGAAGCCAACCTACTTAATCGGCTCGGCAACATTTACCGTTTCCACAATGACAGCGTATGGATCAATATTTGCAAGACGTGCAAGATGATAAAGAAACGCTCATTAAGATTACGAAAGCCGATTAAATCACCACGATATTGTGCGGCACTGCTTTTATATAAGAGCAATGTCGGCGCGGCATCATATAACGCAAGCACAAGAACAATGGATATGGGATGGAAAACCGGAATACGTATAGGAATATACGAAAATGTTTTCAAGGATCGAGGAAGGATTGTGTTTGCTAGACACAAGTTATGTAGACGTTTAAGTAATACGCGACAACCGGCGAACAGGTAGTATGTTCACTTGACTTATGACTAGATAAAGATTAGATTAGCGACAGCAACACGTAGAAGTGTAGGCCCCGAGTAAAGCAGTACCCAGCCCCGAAAGGCTAACCTGGCGAACATTGAATCGGCTACCCCGAAACTTTGAGAAGAAACCACTCAATTTTTTAAGGAGCCGATCATGGCAGAAACAGCAGCCGGTATACGTTACCGCAAAGAGTACATTGAAACATTCGAGCAGCGCCAATCGCGCCTGCGCAAAACCACAACCATTGAAGCGCAAGTTACCCAATCTGAAGGCGGCGGTGCAGCATCAGCAGTCTTTTTGGTAGCTGGTTCCAACAGCCAAACCCCTGTAACCCGTGGTATCAACGGCAAGATTCCTGCGCAAGCATCCGATCTTACCCAGAACACCGCGACTCTGGTCGAATGGCATTATCTGGAAACCGCTTCCCGCTTCAACATCGAAACGTCACAAGGCAATCGTCGCCGTATCATGCAACAAAACGCATTGGCTTCGATGAACCGCAAGATTGACACTGACATCTTGGCTGCACTGGCTTCCACTACCGTGGATACCGGCTCAGCTCAATATGCCTCGCTCGACTTGGTGGTTTATGCCCTGACTATTCTGGGCAACAACGATGTCGAAAACGATGGCAATATCCACGCCGTTATTTCTCCTGCATTCCTCGGAAACCTGCACAAGGTCAAAGAGTTTGCCAGCATGGAATATGTGCGCGATGCGAAGCTGGACAAGGCCGCTCCGATGGAATTTAACTGGATGGGCGTCCATTTCGTAGTGTCTACCCGCATTACCGGCAAGGGTACGGCTAATGAACTGTGCTATATGTACCATAAGAACGCCATTGGTCATGCTTGCGATTCTGAGCAGATTTCGGCGGTAATTGGGTACGACGACGAGCAGGACTACAGCTTTGCTCGTACAAGTGCATTCATGGGTTCCAAGCTGCTGCAAGGCACTGGTGTTGTCCAAATCCCACACAACGGCATTAACTACGCCGCTCAATAAGGAGAACTAAACATGGCCTACGCAACTACAAACCCTCCCGCACAGTTGATTCAGGGCATCGGCTCTGGGCCTTCGCTGTGGGTGTACAAAAGCACTGATCCTCATACCGATGTTGACGCAACTGGTTACTTTACCAATGCGGCCAATCTAGGCATGAAAGCGCATGACATCGTTATCGTGGTAGATACTGACAGCACGACCTGTACAATCCATGCAGTAAACGTGTCTGATGTAACCACCATCAACGCAGCAACACTGGCTTAATAAGCCTAACGTAACGCCCTTCGGGAGTGGGTTATAGCTCTCGCGTTTCGCCCCTAGCGGTGGGTTATAGCCGCTACCCAAGGAGTAATGATGGAAAAGGCAAAAGTAAAACTGCCATACGCTGAATTTCAGCAGGCAGAGTACAAGCGACACATCTGGCTTGCAACACCGGAGCCGGGAACAAAACCTGAAGACTTGACCGAGCCTGAATTCTGGACTCACGTATCACGGAAATTGCAACAAGGTGACTTTATTGAGGTGGTCTCTGCTGAAGGTGACTGGCTGGCGAAATTATATGTACGTTCTGCATCTGCAAGCGGTGTAATCACGCACCTGTTTCCTGTAGAATATATAGGTAGAAAACCGCAAAACATCAGCGACGATTACACGATTGGCTTGGCCGGAAGAAACAAATGGCGCGTCATCAGGAATTCTGATCGTGCGGAGATGGTGAACAAGCTGGATACCAGAGAGATCGCTGAAGCATGGCTGGTGAATCACTTGAAAACGTAGCTTACTAAAATATGAGGTTCTATGGCAACAACGAAACTGCAAGTCTTTAATGCTGCGTTGCTCATAGCCGGTGAGCGCAATCTCGCCAGCTTGACTGAAGACAGGGAACCTCAACGTCTTCTTACCCAAGTTTGGGACAATGGGGCTGTAAACTATTGTCTCGAACAAGGTCAATGGAACTTCGCTACGCGGGCTTCCATGTTGTCGTATAACCCTGCAATTACACCTTCGTTTGGACTTTCAAGAGCATTCACCAAGCCATCTGACCACATTCGCACGGCAGGTTTGTGTTCTGACGAATATTTTACATCTCCGGTAGAGTACTTTGAAGAGCAAGGCTACTGGTATGCTGATCTTGATGATATTTATATCAGGTACGTCTCTAATGATGCAGCTTATGGCGGCGATCTGTCGATGTGGACATCTACATTTGCTGAATATGTTGCAGCTTATCTATGCTCCCAAATAATCCATAGGCTGACAGGAGACAAGGAAGAGCGCAACAGGGTTTATGGTTTAGCTAAAATGCGGCTTGAAGATGCCAAAACCAAGGATGCTATGGCAGAAGGTACTAAATACCTTCATCGCGGATCATGGGTAAGGTCGAAAGAAGGATACTCGACTCGAAGCAATGTAAATAGAAACAGCCCATTGCCATAAATATGGGAAAACTCACCAAAAAACTCCACGCTTTCAATCGCGGGATTATTTCTCGCCTTGGGCTATCACGTACCGACGTAGAGCGTATCGCCTTATCAGCAGAAACCCAAACAAACTGGATTCCAAGAGTTTTAGGCTCAATGATGCTGAGACCTGGACTTGGCTATCTCGGGGCAACAAAGAGCAACGCAGCGGCGAAATATCTTGATTTTGTCTACGCAAGTGATGATACAGCCCTGATAGAACTTACTGACTCGGTTATGAGAGTATGGGTAAGCGATACATTGATAACTCGTCCTACGGTATCAACAGCGATAACAGACGGCACGTTTGTAGATGCGACCACAACCAATGCAGCATGGACTGATGCAGACGAAGCAGGAGCTACTAGCGCATGGGATGCAACAAGCGGGCATCTTGGACTAACAGGAACATCAACAGCAGCAGCTATCCGCCGTCAAACTCTAACTGTTGCCGGTGGAGATCAAAACGTCCGACATGCTATCAAGGTTGTCGTTTCACGTGGAACCTGTGTATTCAAAGTAGGCTCAACATCTGGAGGAGATGAATACGTTACCAAAACTACATTAGGACGAGGGGAACATTCGCTCTCATTTATACCTACCGGAGCGAGCGTTTATGTCCAAGTAGAAAACGTAAAACTTACAAAGACATTGATAAGCTCGATAACGATGGCTGCTGCTGGAGTTATGGAGGTAGCGACACCTTGGACTGCATCAGATATTGCGAACATAGGCAAACCGGCATCGTCAGCAGACGTGGTATTCATTGCCTGCAAAAACAAACAGCAAATGAAAATCGAACGCCGTGCGACTTATTCATGGTCTGTGGTTTATTACGAGCCTGAAGATGGGCCATTCCTATCGGAAAATATAACCTCTACTAAACTCACTCCAAGCGCACTTACAGGCAGCGGTGTGACGGTAACAGCAACAAATACAACATCGCTATTCAAGTCTACCGATGTCGGCAGATTGATACAAATACGGTCAATCGGGCAGAAGGTAACAAAGACATTTACAGCACTTGATGAAGTAACCGAAACAATTCGTGTTACTGCTGTAGGCTCTAACAGAACATTCTCAATTATCATAACAGCATTAACAGCGACAGGAACAACGGTAACACTACAAAGATCAGTTGGTGATGAATTATCATGGGTTGATGTTACTTCTTATACAACAGACCAAAGCATTACTCATAACGATACATTGGATAACCAAATTGTTTATTATCGCCTGAAGGTAACTGTTTATGCGGCAGGTAATCCAATAGGGACGTTAAACTATTCGCTTGGATCATCGACTGGAGTAGGAAGAATAACATCTGTAACAACCAATCTAATAGCCGTTGTGGACGTTCTTGACTCATTCGGTAGCTTGACTGCCACAAATACATGGAGCCTCGGTATATGGTCGGATACAACAGGATGGCCAACCGCAGCGGCATTTAGGGATGGCAGACTATGGTGGAGCGGCAAAACATGGATCATCGGTTCTGTATCTGATGGGTACAGTAGTTTCAGCATGGCTGTTGAAGGTAACTCAGCACCTATTATTCGCACTATAGGATTTGGGCCGGTGGATGTAATCAATTGGCTGGCAGCTTCACATAGGCTGTTCATCGGGACTGCCAGTGCAGAATTGGGTGTGGGGTCGTCAACTCTCGAAGAGACTGTTACCAATTCAACATTCAACCTGAAAACCGCGTCCAATCACGGATCAAAACTATTGGCTCCTGCGATCATAGACACAAGCATCGTATTTGTTGATAGAAGCGGAACGCAGATATACGAAATAGATCACGAGGAGAAAATCGAAAAACTAACCATGCTTACGCCTGATTTGTTCTCAAGTGCAGTGGTAAAGCTTGCGATACAAAGACAGCCGGATACAAGGCTTCATGCAGTCAGGACTGATGGGAAAGTAGGGATTTTGGTCTACGACAAAATAGAGAAGGTGTTTTGCTGGATTTTGTTCGAGACCGATGGCTTGGTAGAAGATATTGTTATGCTTCCTGGCGCTGTTGAGGATTCTGTGTATTACGTAGTAAATCGCACCATTGGAGGTGCGACAAAACGTTATCTGGAAAAATGGGCGCTTGAATCAGAAGCTAGAGGTGGAGCGATCAACAAAATGGCGGATTCGTTCATAACCTATTCTGGTGCATCAACGACTACCATTACAGGACTTAGTCACTTGGAGGGCGAGTCTGTAATCGCGTGGGGAAACAGCAAAGACTTGGGCACATACACAGTGTCAGGTGGGTCAATAACGCTATCAGAAGCGGTTACTCTGGCCTATATAGGGCTGACCTATCAAGGGACATACAAGAGCGCGAAACTGGCTCCTTTGACTTCAAATAACCGGATAGACCATATCGGATTGAACCTTTTGGATACTCATGCGCAAGGATTGGAATATGGGCAGGATTTCACTACGATGGACAACCTGCCACTTATGGAAGGCTATGGTGCAGTTACTACAGGCTCGATATGGGATCAATATGACGAGGATGCCATAGAGATGCCAGGACAATGGGGAACTGATTCCAGATTATGCTTAAGGGCTACAGCGCCGCGTCCATGTACGGTATCTGCCTGCATTATAGAAATGGTAGCGAACTGATGAATGCCATTGTGTCAATTGGTAGTCTTGAGGTCAGAGAGAAATTATTCCTTCTCGAAGATTATCTCAGGCAATTCGAGCAATATGACTTTGAAGTGAAGCATACGTTTACAGATGGGATATATGCACGAGAGATTTTCTTGCCAGCAGGCTCAATGGTAGTAGGTAAGATTCATCGCCATAACCACTTGAACTTTATCTCGCGTGGAACTGTGACGGTTTACACAAAAGACGGACTTGAAACATTTACAGGCCCGATAACCATGATATCAACAGCAGGAACAAAGCGGGCTGTTTATGCTAATACAGACTGCGTTTGGACTACAATACATACTAACCCAGATAACATAACAGATTTAGGTAAATTAGAAGATATGATTATCGCTAAAAATTACGAGGACTTGCTATGACTTGGGTTGAAATTCCCGGATTTGAAGGAAAATATTCAATCAACGAGAATGGGGATGTGCTTTCTCATAAATACATGAGAACAAATTCCTCTTCAATTCTTAAGCAGGCAACCATCAAAGGTTACCAACGAGTGTGGTTGCAAAATGGAAGCAAAGGGAAGCAATTTATGATTCATTATCTAATGGCTATTACTTTTATTGGGCCGCGCCCTCAAGGGAAGCAGATCAATCATATTGACGGGAATAAAAGAAATAATACCGAGATAAACCTTGAATATATTACTGCATCTGAAAATATAAAACATTCATTTAGGATCGGCCTCCAATCAAATCGCGGTGAACACCATAGCCAGTCAAAACTTAACAACAATAAAGTATTAGATATTAAGCAAAGATTGCTTATGGGCGAAACCCAAACGTCAATCGCGGCTTCATATACCGTAGACTCATCGCTTATTTCCCACATAAAAAGCGGTAGGCTGTGGTCGCATGTTTGCGGGAAAGGCAGGGTAAATCTATAACTTGGGTCGGCGTTGGGGTTACGGTTGTTGGCACGATATATGGGGCCAGCAAACAGAGAGAATCCGGGAAGCTGGAGAAATCAAGGCGCGAACGCAAGGCTAAGCTATTGCGCGAGCAAGCCGTGCAGGAAAGAG